TATCCCGAGGAATTGGAATCGATAAGTGTGTAACCACCTACAACCGGCTGTCCGTTGATTCGCCTTACCACAAGGTTATCAGCTCTCAGATTAGCTACGTTTATCTTACTTGCATCTATACGTGAAAGCGTTGCCCTATTGCCAGAGAGGTCGAATACGTTCTCGTCGAAGACTTCAGCCTTTTTGATGTTACCGTTCTCAATCCAAGCATTATTGACGTTAGCCATGTTGATCTGAGCGTAGTTAGCGTCCAACTGATTAACATCAGCATACCCAATTTTAGCATTGTCAATTACACCCTGAGTAATATGAGCGTAATTAGCATCGAGGTTATTAACATCCGCTTGATCAATAGTAGCATTGTCGATTACTCCCTGAGTAATATGAGCATAATTTGCATCAAGGTTATTAACATCCGCCTGATCAATAGTAGCGTTGTCGATTACACCCTGATTAATGTGAGCATAATTCGCTGCAAGGTCGTTGACATCAGCAACACCAATCTTGGCGTTGTCGATTACACCTTCTGTAATATGTGCGTAATTTGTGTCAAGCGTGTCGATTGTTGCCATTCCGGCAATAATATCATCCGCCTTTATATGATTAGCTCTGAGAGTATTCGTAAATGTATCATTCGCGATTATTCTCTGAGCAGTTATCCCTTCATCTGTTATAGTTGTTACAAAGGACCCAGCTTCTTTGGCGGCTTGAGCCTGAAGACCGACGGTCAGGTTCTTCGTAACTATTGCCTGATGATTCTTAAGGAGTACAAGCACTCTGTCGCCATTGACAAACCCGGCATCACTTGCTCCCTCCGCTACATCAGTTATAGGGGTAAGAGCACTATCCGGTGCTCCGTCAAGCTGGACATACTGCTCGTTATTTCTGAATACGATCGTTCCTCTAATCTGAGCTTCTTCTACTTTCTCAGTTTTTGGCGTAATTACTTTTACCGTTTTAGATAAAATATTCGGATTAATCTTGATCATCCTATTACCTCCATAATTGAGTAGTATAAATAGCCGTTTCATTAACCTTGCATCCGGTCGTGCAGTCTATCTCCTGCTTAATAACCTTTGCACGAATGTTTCTGAGTCCAGCCCGCTCATAATTAAGAAGAACGCAGTCCCCAAGTCTTACAGGACAATATCCATGAGAATATGTAAGCTCATGCTCAACATTTGACAAATTGCGCAGGAGCTTCTCAGCATAAGCATCCAAATATACCTGTGCATTATCTCCTGACATATTCTCAGAAATATTAGGACTGCTGTCTCTGTATTTCACGATGTGCCCTCTTGTCACTGTTGACGTGATGCTATTAGGGTCATCATTAATTGCCGTTGAGACATAGATTTGAGAATCCGTCGAATAGATAACCTCGACAACATTCGGAACATTAAAGAGGTCTCTCTGATTCGATATCTCAGGCATAAGAATCGAACTGTTACTGTCATCGAATGTCCAAACAGGTTTCATCGATGAAAGTTCGATATAAGGCTCAAATATAACTCTTCCCTCTGGTTCAAGGCCAAAACTGTAATTCGCATTCGCCATGAGAGCCGAGATAAACGAGAACCAGGTGTCGTCTGAGTTGGCTACGAAGTGAGAATATAGATTCTTATCGGTTCTAGCAGCTAGCACGGGCGCTCTCATGTTCTCTACACATAACTTGTACACGGTGTTCATAATCGCCGTGTCTTTCCTGACAGAATATCCAAGAGATGGATAGTTCTGTTTAAGCTCGATCAATGGTGTGTAACCATCGAGAGAAATATCTCTCCTCTTGCCGTTGAATTTATCAGTCGGCGTTTGCGTCATGAACGTACCAAGACATACTCTGTCGTTCTCATCGCCCTGCTTGACTCTGAGATAGATTCGTATGTACTGCTCGTCCATCACATCATTACAGTCAAAAGACGCGGAGCCGAGGGTATCGACTGACGCGTCTCTTGTTATACTGCATGATTCAATAGTGGTTATCTTCTCTTTATCACCCCAACTGTCGGGGTCAACGGTATAAAACTCGTAGGTCTGTTGCATTGACCTCGTCCAGTCAATCATAAATATAACCTCCTATGGTCTATCGCTGTCAACTCGCACTGCATCTATGCTAACCGGCATGAGCAGCGAGTCGTAATCACGATCGAATGATACTTCCACTTTGGCCCAGTATCCGAGGCCATCCTGAGCTCTAAGATATACGTCGCCCGGCCAAGTCTGGAGCCTTCTGACCAGATCCAACGTATCAACATCGTCTTTAGGCACATCTGTCGAGTAAGAAGACTTTTGGCCTTTCTGCGTACCATAGTAACTTACCGGGTGTTCTCTACCAATATAATCGACGAGCTCAACGTCCGGCTCAGAAGACTCACTCTTCTTGACATTGTAAGGGAGCCTGAGAGTCGTGCCTCCAGCCATGTTGCCGATAGCCGCCCCATCGATCTCATCCACAACACCTCTAACAAGGTAATTGGCGTATTTGGCGTCCCACTGTAGAACAAGACCTTTCACCTCAAGGTCCTCACTGACCATATCAGCGAAGAACATGGCCCCACTTGTACTATCCTTAGCGACCACTCGGTATTTGCCATTGTCGAGAGCCGGGTGCGGGTCAGATATAACAGTAATACCGTCGTTCACGATATCGCCTTCGATTTTGGTAAATGAACCATCAAAGTTAATACGATAGACATCGAGCAAAACGCCCTCTACTATATCTGCCGGGTCGTAAATATAATCACCATCCGGGTCTTCACTGACATCTGAATAGCATCCCGGAACTAAAGCCGCAGATAAGGAGTCCATGTCGACGGTAATACCCATGTCGAGATAGTAGTCCGGCTCATCGATATCAAGCGTGAACGAGCTTGTTGCATTAGCCGTAAGCCCCGCATTAGTTGCTACGACAGCCTCAACATCATAGGTCTGTCCGGTAAGCAAGTTAATATCAGATGGCGTAAGATGTATTGTATCAGTGTTATTGATGTTGTTGAAGTTATGAGAATATACAACCTGCCCCGCTACGATATGCTGGAATTCACCCATATAGTCTTCGTTATCGTAGGAGTCTCTTGCCCTGATCGCAAGATAGAACGATACTACCGACTGAGATGCCGGAGTAACCGTCACGCCAATATTAATAGGATATGCTCTGACAGGCGACGATACTGCAAGACTTAGAGATGCCGGCGCAAATATCCTTACCTCTCGTAGAACTGAGTAATCACTCCAGCCCATAGCAGCAACGCCCTGAGTCCTTACTCTCCATTTCAGAATATCACCGTCGCTGAACGAACCAGATGCGATCTGGAACGCCCTATGGAATGTGAAATCCTTGTCGTCAGGGCCGAGACTATGCGTTACTTCTATTGTGCTGACCGAGCCGTTATTCTTGCTCCACTCGATCTGGGACTTCGTAGGCTTGGAACCATCGGCCGAATTGTGTGTCCAGTAAAGATTTATGGTAGACCCAACGTAGGCCGTGCTTGCAAGTGTCCATGTTGTTGGCGGATTAGGCTTGATCGCCGCAGCTACCGATACTGTCTCAGACCATGCTCCCGTTATGTTAGAGCTGTTCTTAGCTCTCACTCTGAAATACCAGGTGTTGCCAACCTCAACAGTAACATAATTGGACGTTCCGTTTACATTGCTGACTGATGCGTTCGATCCGCCAAAATATTTCGGATCGGTTGCTTGCTCAAGCTCATAGCCATTTGTACCAGCAGCCCCCGGCGTTGCGTTCCACGATACTAATATCTGAGACTGACTAACAGGAGCAGCCGTAACACCCGTCACCTGACTCGGTACTGTTATCTCGGATACCGTGGCCGAATCGGAATACTCAGATGCTGCTGCTCCATTAAACAATTTAACCTTCGCATAATATACGTGGTTTGGAGCAAGTGTTGTGATCTGCTGAGCGACTCCAGCTCCAGACAACGCAATACTTGAGCTTGTCCAGAACGGAGTCGACTCGCTATCTCTGAACAGATAGAAAACAGCTGTTTTGGCATACTGATCACTTGACTGTATACGCAGCGTAAGAGAATATCCATCAACGGTTACGGTTGGAGCGCTAGGCTTAGCAGGAGCATTAGCCTCGAATGTTCTCTGAGCTGTTGCCGCCTGCACTGTGGCCTTTTTCTTACCTTTCTTTGTAAGAACCGGGCTGACTGATACTTGTACAGCCAAAGATTCACTTGGAGCAGAGTACGTTCCAGACTGAGATGCACCGGCGCCAAGTGACTCGGTTGAACCGGTGAACCAAACATTCTTACCTTCACTATTTGTAACCTGATACTTCCATGTTACACTGACGCCACTCATATTCTTGCGCTGAGCTTCGCTGAACGCAGTCCAGGTAGCATACACGGTCGTGCCGGTGCTACCCTGTTGGCCTATAGCTAAATTAGAAGCCTGATATGCCGCTTTCTTTTTACCTTTTTTAGCCATTATGCCCTCCCGTTTACAAGAACAGCGTTTGCAATTATCTCAAGTGCCTGAGCAATATCGCTGCCGCCAGAATATGTTATGCCATTCATGTTGTAGTTGTTCGTGACGCCGCCCTGTCCCATCATGGAACCAAGAGCGCCAAGAGCGTTTGTGATCCTGTCTGCCGGCGATACTTGACTATTCATGGATGCCGCTACCGACATCGCTCTATTCTCGCTGAACATCGAGCTTAGCTCGTCTGCAGACGCAGCAGCTCTAGACAAATCCACTACAGGTGTGATCGTCGGATTGAAATCACCATTTCCAAGTTTATCCGATATAAGACCGATTGCGGAACTCATCGCTTCTGTCGACACGTCAGCAAGATCGCCCGATGCACTAACAACGGCGCTTGCCGAATTGGTAATACCCTTGGCAAGACCAAGGCCTAAATATGAACCGATCTTAGCCCAGACTCTTGACGGCGATTTGATCTTAGCCTTAGCCTCGACAGCTCTTTCTGCGGCATCTTCCAACTTTGTTACAGCACTTCTAAGCGATCCTAACTGGCTATTGATACCATGGATCATACCCTGTACCAAATATGAACCGACACCTTTGAACTTGGAGTAATATGTCTTACTGGTGGTTAAGGATTTGCTTAGTATCTTCTTCATTGCTTCTGACGGAGCATCAGCATTCTCGTTTACTCCTGCAGCAAGATCTTTGGCAAGTCCTCGACCGGCAGTTTTGAATCCGGCAAAATTCTTCGAAACCTTTGCTGCGGCATTACCGATCTTCGTAAGCGATGTGCTTATGGTACTTGCTGCTTCATCTAAGCTCGAGGCTTCTTTAGCAAGACCTTTTATAGACTTGAAGAAAGTCTTCATGCTATTAGCCACATCAGGTAATTGATCCTTCAGTTTTGTAAGTGTCTGTATTGCCGCGGAAAGCATTTGCAAACCCGCTCCTATTCCGAGTATGGATGCTGCAAATATAGCAAATGCTATGCCCAAACCGAGAAGAGCTAGTGTAAACGGCGAAAGGAATGCTATGGCGGCCGCCAATACAACGACAACGCCCATAAATACCGCCGCGAAATCGGCTAAGTTAGGGACAACAGCAGCCAGTGCCTCAATACCCATAGCCATAGCCTGCATGCCAAGACCTATCGCAAACGCCGCTATACCAAATCCAGCGGCTGCAACGATAATTATTCCAAGGGCTAAACCGAATTTAAGGATACCGGCAAGAGGTATCACCTTGAACACGGCACATGAGGCACCGAGTACAAATATCGCCCCGGCAAGAGCTATGATCGCCGTGCCAACCGCCTGAAGGTTTGAATTAGCAATCTTCAAAAGCGAGTCAACAAGCACATCTATCGCCTGGACGAAGACATAAATGGCGACCGATGCGCCAAGACCAACCGAACCCATAGCGCCAAGAGCACCAACAGCAACAACCAATATAGCCATAAGTGTCACAAGGTATTTGAATGCATTCGACAGCTGTTCGGCATCAATTGTTGTCAAAAGCTGTAATCCACTAACAAGTGCTGTTACCGACTGTACGAAAATATAAACAGCAGCAGCGTCAAGAATACCCATTCCGCCAAACTGTGATAATGCTATCGAAGCCACTGTTAGCATCGCAAGAAGCTCTGCTAATTTCAGCATGGCGTTATTGAGTGCATCCTGATCCTCAAATTCGGCTAGAATCTTGAGGTTATTCATGAACATCTCAACTGCTTTGGCGAAAACAAGAAGCGATACAGAAGCCTTAAGGAAACTGTTAGCCTTGAATCTTGACATAGCGTAAACAACGCCAACGAGTTCCCATAATATAACGCTCATGAAAGCAAAGCTTGTAGCAAGTTTATCCGGATCAAGATTCGATAGGTTCTCCATAGCCTTGGCGAGAATATATACCGCTCCGGCCATAGCGAGAAGACCAGCCAAACCTTTTGTCATTCTCTTGCTAGATTTCTCGAATCCTTTGGAGAAAGACATTGTTATACTATCGGTCCCAGCCAAAACTTTTGCAATTCCAGCAAGAGTTATCATGAGAAGCTCTATAGCGGCAGTCGCGTATTTGATCTTATCTGCTGGTAAATCGCCAATTACTTTAAGCGCTACTGCAAGAATAAGAATGGACGCTGCCATCTTGACCATAAAGTTACCAACACTCTTATACTTGTCAGCACCTCTGCCAATCCACTTACCAAATATCCTCTCGATGAAATTACCCTTCTCGGCAGTCTTAGCCATCTTATCAGCTTTTCCAAGAATACCGGTAATTACGGCAAACGATGCTACAAGACCCGCGACTGTTGAACCGAATAAGCCAACTGACTGAGCAGCCTTCTCGGCATCGATCTGTGAGAGTAAATATAACGAGCCAGCAAGCATGGAAAGAGCGATCGCGTATTTGATAACAGTATCTGCTCTAATCGAAGCTGTAAGCTCTTTGAGACCAGCGGCCAAATTAGTAAATACACTCTTTACGCCGCTGGAAAGCTTCTCAATATTCTTGAATACATTCTCAAGTGATTTGAACACGTTCTTAAGCATGTCAACAATGTTCGTGGCATACTCAAATGGCTGGAATATAGTATCGATGCCCTTTGCGAGCATTCCAAACAGAGCAAACAAACCGAGCTTTCTTATCATCTTGACAAGAACGGTAACATTGCCAAATGTAGCCGCAAGTTTCTCAATTGTGTGGTCGAGGAGCTCGATAACGGTGTTAACTATCTTAACTATGCCATCGTAAACCGCTTTAACGGCTTGTGCGAGTTCATCAAATATCCTTATGATTACTGCTGCCGCAGCGCCAGCTATCTCCGTGATATGGAGTAATTTGGCAACGCCATTAAGTAATCGGTTTATACCATCAACAATGACCTGAAAGCCTTTGCTATCGGAAATATGATTAAGAACCTCGGAAGTAAACTCCGCGAAGGCTATAATGGTTTTTCCGATAAGTCTCCATAGCGGTTCAAGCGCAACAACAACGGTTCCAACTATTGAACCGAAGGCTTTAAAAGCACCTTGAACAGCTTCAAGAACGTCTTTCAGCCCTGTAAATATCTTGGATAATTTATCTGCAGTGCTGAATAATTTATCTCCAGAATCAGAATTTCTAGCCGCCTCATGCCATGTCCACATCCATTCGCTTAACTCGTCCTGTGTCATAGCCTGTTGGAACTTGCTAGACTGTGAATACAGATCCTGAAGCGCCTCGTCGAACTCTTTTAATCCGATTGTTCCCTTGTCTATTCCTTTTTCAACATCATCCATGGATATGTTGAGATAATCGGCAAGCATTTTAATACCGTCAATTTTATATCCATGACCAAAATTCTCTAGCCCTGCACCGAGGTCGTCTACTGCTAACTTTACCGCACTCGCAGTATTACCAAATGCATCCAGTAAATTTGCTTCATGTTTTAAATTACCGCCAATCCACTCACGCAATGGTGCTCCGACCCCTCTGTCATCGCCACGTTCCATAAACTTAAGAGAATAAGACAGAAGATCGAAGAACTGCGTCGCTTTCTGAGATGCCTTACCAAGAAGTGTTGTTGATGTCGTAAGCGCCCCAGCAATCTTTTCGTGTAAAACATCTACTAAAGGAGTCAAAGAATTTAAAATATCCCTTGCTCCTGTAAGAGCCGGACCATAAAAGTCCGCACCAATTCTTGCGAGAGCCGCCTTAAGGTCTTCCATCGCACCCATGAACATCTTCGTAGAGTCCTTCGCGTGGGAACCATAGGCATCGGCCATTGCATCGGCAAAAGTCTGGAAGTCGATCTGACCTTTACGAGCCATCTCACTTACTTCCTCTTCCGTTACACCAAGTGCCTTAGCGATAACAGCGGAAGCATTAAGACCCCTTACCGCAAGTCTTCTAAACTCCTCGGCCTGTACTTTGCCCTTACCAGCGGCAGTTGTGAATATCTGAGAAATATCCTCAAAAGATGAGCCTGACATCGAAGCGACACCTGCGATACCCATAAGGATCTTAGTCATACTCTCGTTCATGACCTGTGTGTCTTTCTTGCTGCCATCGGCCATCTTTTTAGAACTCTTCTCGACACCAACGTTCGATGCTACAAGTTGTGAAGCGGCTTTAGCTGCTACGTCGTATGAATATGCGGTGCCAAGAACAGCGTCCATTACTTCCTTGTAATATGATAAGTTCTCGTTTCCTTTAGACTTCTCGACATTTAAACCCTCGAACTGGAAGCTCGCCTGTTCGATGTTCATCGCTCTCTGAAGACCTCCGCTTGTTATAGGAGATATCAGATTGCTTACCAAACGAGCACCCGTTCTAGCGACGTAATTGCCGATAGTCATAAGCGCGCCGGTAGCGATCTTTTCAAGCGCGTTAAATTTTTTTCCAGTTTCGTCAACAGATTCGCCTAAGCTGTCAATGTTGACATTCTTTGCCGATTTAGTTATCCCAGACAGACCATTCCTCTGGAAATCATCTAATTTACGATTAAGGAGTTCCAATCTCGTAGAAGCTTCTTCTGCTTTTTTAGCAAAGTCGTCGCTCTTAAACTGCAACTCTATGACTTTCGTCTCAACAGTCTGGCTCATGAGCTTGTTACCTCCCTCCATAAATCATCAGCAAGTTTTTGAAACACATCCAGCATTGCCGGATTAATAAAATCGTTACCATAGACATAGCCGCCTGTTCCGGTGCCATGTCCATACTGAACTAGAATGGCGACGTTATAGCCGCCTTCGATGTCGCTGTTATGCCATTCAATAGTAACGTCTCCGCCATTTTTAATGACAACGTAATACCAAGAAGAAGCCATTACACCTGTCTCTTTTGGAGAAGCCTGTTGCAAAGCCTCAACTCCTCTTTTTCCAGCTTCATCGTAATACTTCTCAAATGGGTCAGGTTTAGAAAACTTTTTTAGAAAAGCAAGTGTCTTTTCCCAACCATTACTCGCCATATTAATTACCCCTTTGAATTAAACTTTGCTCTACGAGCAGCATTCAGAGCTTTGTAGCGAGCCGCTGTTTCTTTCTGCGACATTTTCTTAGGCTTCCCATTCTTAATGCTGCAAATCTTTATAAGCGTCAAAAGACGATTGATGTGCCACTTTTCACAGGAAAAAGGAACCCCAGTCGCTGTCATCCAATAATAGATGAGCTCAGAAGTGACAACCTCTGAGCTCGAATGACTATCGTTTTCACCACTGAACCAAGTAGCAGTCATAGGATTAGCAATGTAATCGGCTATTTCGTCAACATTGCTTTGAGTAAGACATGTGTAGACGATATCTGGTACATTCTGTGTTATTGTCATACACTTTATGTAATCCAGATTCATCTCGATTGTCTTCTTGTATGACTTTGTGTCCAAATACGGTTTATGCCATTTTGATTCCCATTTTGAAATTGAGAGCAAAGAGTGCTCCAAACGCAATTCCTGCTCATGAACAACACTAAAAGTATTAGTCTGTTCATCGAAGAATTCCGTCTCGGGAATCTTTATTGTAAGCATAACTACTCTCCCGCCTCTACTTCGGCTTCAGTATCAGAATCAAGTTCCTTCAATGCTGCCTCTATCTCATCCTGGGTTGGTCTGACATCCGATGGGAACATGCCCATAAGGAACTCGGTGGCTTTAGTTATATCTTGAAAAAGATCATCCATAAGAAGAACCGAGTAGGCTTCTGATGTCATAAACAAATCACCAAGACGGCGACCCTGAGCATCAAACTTCGTAAAGAATCTTCCATCTTCCGACTTTTCACCGTATCCAAGACGGATGACATCCTTAAGAAGATCGAAGAATGTGACAGCATCTCTTCTCTTGAGCGCATCCTTGAGAGTGTCGATAAGCTTTTCTTCGCCACCCTTTATATACGTCTCAAGAAGCTCTGGCTTTGACAAATGGAAGTAGAACGTCTCCGTTCTCTCGTTGTCGTTGAAATCCGTATATGTGATCGTCTTTGATATCATGGTTTTTCTCCTTTTCATTTAAAAAGGAGGTGACTGATTAGGCCACCTCCAAAAGCATTATTAGTTTTTCTTCATGAGAGTATAGATCTCGCCTGGAAGCGGGAGTCTTGGGCCATCGCCCTGTGTTGAACCGTAGAGAATAGCCTCAAGAGCAGCGAGTTTTGTAGCATCGACCTTTGTCGAATCGATGTTAACTGTAGCCGTTGGTCTATAAGCCACACCATTTACTGTTCCAACTTCAACAGGGGTTGTGTTAACTTCCCAGGACATTGTCGAAGCCTCAGGCGAATCGTTGATTGTCTGATGGTTCTTCTCCGATGGGGAAGCGGAACAGCCATAAACAAGATGGAGAATATATCCATAGTTCTCTCCCTTAACCTCATTACCAAGCTTTGTAACGTAAGAGAATCCGAACTTCTTTCTTGTCTGCTGTCCGATCGTCACACCGTCTACAAGATCAGCCTCACCGTTGCATGCTGCGAACTCATCTGGATAGTAGTATGCCTCGATCGTAGCAGCATACTCCTCTGCAGACATGAGACCAAGGTATTTAATGTTATCAGCATATACCTTTGTCTCCTCAGCTCCGGATGGGCTCTCGTTTACTGCGGAGAGACCATTCCAAGCAACACCACTTGTGTATGTGCCCTGATCACTGATTGGATACAGAACACCTTTCTCTACACCTACTTCGTACTTACGTGTACCGGGATCATGCCATGTAATAGCCATTTATTTCCTCCTATAAATATAATTCGAAAGTATCATGACTCAGATTGTCTTTCTTAAAGTGGCGATTGTAAGAACACTTTGGCCATTTAAGCATTGCTTCAACAATCGGGCTTTCTACTTCCTTTGAAATCACTGTGATTGTGTACATGGTATGGTGAAAATATGGATCATTATCGGCATAAGTCTGTCGAATCGTATTACGATGATAAACTATCGCCGGATACTCCAACTTCACGCTTTCAGGCGGCTGATAATATACATGTACATTACCGCCTTCGCCAAGAACATTAAGGAGTGCTCTGTGCAAGTCCATTCGGGTCTGCATTATAAACACCTCCTACTGACAATACAATTCTTGGATATTGGACAGAAGCAGATTCTATCTTCCACTTCTGTCCTTTCCATACCACATACTTCATTAACTGAAAGTTTTCATAGGCGAACGGATCGGCTACTATACTAATAGAGTTACTTAGAACAACATCGTCATTCAGATTAGAGCCCGAGCTCCATCTGGAAGAAATCTGTTCAATATCGCCATAATATGGTCTCTCTTTGTAAGTTTCCTTCCATATGCCTGTCGGCTCACCATCAATAATCTCTTCAGCAGTTATTAAATAGCCGACTTTACCGCTAAATCTCGCCATTTATGAAACCTCCTAGTGCTCTCCGTTGTTAGCAGCGGCAGCTACAGCTTCCTCGATAACGATAGCCGACTTTGGTCTGATCAGAGCACCAGAGCATCTGGTCTCGATCAGGTACTTCTCCTGGTTGCGGTCGATATCAAAGTCATCGAACATATCTACTGCTCCACCCTTGTCTGCGCCTACATTGTAGTCATCAAGGTTCAGGGCAATACCGATCAGCTTGAATGTGCCAGTCTCAGTGGTTCCAGTTCTGGCAGCTCTTGTCTGGTTCTTGAACACAGGAACTGGGATGATTCTGGAAACACCCATCTCAGCAGCGAGTTCTGCTGCGGACTTGTACAGTCTCTCTCCGATCTGGTTTCTCATCAGAAGAGCTCTTGTAAGGAACCATCTGTCGCAGAAGAACAGCGGTGAACCGGATCCCTCATAGTCTTCCTGAGACTCGATAGCAGCATCGATAATAGCGTTAGCCTTATCATCATTTGTTGCATTTGCAGCAAATGTCAGGGACTTTCTTACAACATACAGATCGTCATCCTTCCATACCGGTCTGATGCAGTCTTCGTCAATCTTGTCATCATCAACAGATGATCTTCCATCGGAGATAAGGAATGCTCTTGCGAGTTCCTCGTCAAGCATCATTCTCATCTCTTTCTTGAGCCATGCTACGATATCGAAGTCAACGATATCGCGGATGTCATCCTTGTCGAGTTTCTGCTTCTTATATACTGTTGTAGGAGTTGTCGATCTCTTGAGCAGCTTGAAGACCTCTTCTGCCTTCTGCTTGCCCTTTACGTAACCCTTAGCCCTTGCTTCATCCATTGTGATGTCGGCGAATACGGACTTGATTCTGCTGAATGGTGTGTGGTGAACACCGTTCATAACAACGCCAACCCACTCCTGGTTTCTCTTGATGAATGAAGGCGGATTGTCAAGAGACTTAGCTTCCGGGAACAGGTAGTCAATGTTGGCGATACCGTATGTAATAGGGTGGCCTTCGTCGTCTGTTACAGCGTGCATAAGTGTTCCGCCCTCAAGTCTTGCTTCTACGGCATCTTTGAGGCTTCCATATCTCTTCCAGTCATTCTTGAAGATCTCTTCGATATCGGAATGGGACAGAACTTCAGTTTTAGCATTTTCGCCTTCGAAAATATTGTGAGTCATTTCTTCATCTTCTCCTTCGTCTTTTTCTTCGTCATCAGGCAGATCTCCATTGAGAGCATCCTGTATTGCCTGACCGATCATAAAGTAAGTAACTTTCTTCTGGTCTTCGTTCATTGTGTCGAAGACTTCCTGGACGGTTTTACCCTCTTCCTTCTTTTCTTCTGTTTTAGCTTCTTCAGCCATAGGTTCCTCCTTTTCTTTAGTGCCATCTGAATGCTCGATCGTCTCTTCTAATGTCTCGACCGGCGTTGATTCCTCCGGCTCTTCGAAATCGCTATGGCAAACCACTTCATACTCTTCGCCGATAAATTCGATGTAAGCGGCCTCTTCATCAGAGTCGTTATGAGACATTACGCTCTTGATTCTTGCTCCTGGATTGGCTCCAGCAAGCACAAGACTTACCTCACGAATCTTTCCATGAAGAACATCTTTGAGCCCTTTGCCGGTTTCCTGCTGTTTAAGCTGGTCGGCAAAGATCGAAAGACCAACTATATCCCCATTATCGAGAATGAGTTTTGCTGCTTTACCGCTTTCGGTATTGTTAAATTTGCCGTAGCATTTGACGCCCTCTGGTTCGTTCTTAAGAAGTGCATGTCCGAGAACGCAAAGCGGATCTCCATGCTGATGGTTATAAAGAAGTGGGACGGTCATGCCGTCGCAATCTTTAAACGCATCCTTCCTGATAGTTCGACCATCAGAGCAAAGACGATCATTCACAGTGGCCCAACCAACAAAGTCATAATTCTGATCCATTTTGAATTGTTCCTTTCTGTGTGTTTTCCAGCTATTCAAGTTCAGACACTAAAACCTCGGCGGGCGGTTCTGTCTCCATAGGAGTCTCTGTACCGCCGACATTCGGTTCGCCGGAATACTGATTGTATTCGCTAGGTGCAATGTTCTTATTTCTCAGTACATCTGCGTTTGGATCAGTAGACGGTTTCATACCGATATGCTGCCTCATTTCGTTAGAGGTAATGATTTCGTTTCTAGTCAGGGAATCTCCGACAGAAGCGATGTCAGTAAGCGAGAGCAAACTGAACTGGTCTCTAAAGAAAGCTATCTTGTGCTTGTACTGCTGGGATCGTGCTGTTTTTGATAAGAATTTACGATTCATTTCATCGACAACAGCTGTCAGAATCGGTTCGATAGTCCTCGAATAGTAATTGTTCATGGTCTTCTCGTCTGCTGTGTTGTTTAGAATCTCCTTTGTAATACACAGCTCCGAGTAAAGATCCTCTTTGAGGTTTTGAACCTGTGTCAAAAGATTGTTCTCAACTGGCCGGTTAAGTTGTGTAATCTTTTCTGTCGCATCGGTATAAGCGATGCCGTATTTCGAACCGACAAGTTGAGTCTCAATTGTTTGACGACGTGACTCTGCCTGCTGACGACGATTTTCAGACTTGATTGTGTATGGGAGCTGGATAATAAGATCAAGCTTCCCAGAGCTTGACTGCTCATCTACATAATCAAGAAGATTTAACTTTCGATTAAGACGCTGGAATGTAGAGTTCGGACTATTCATGGTAGAATAGAACGGATTCTCAACAATTCCAAGCTGAGATTTTGGCAGAACGATTTCCTGTCTCTTCCCGATGCGTTCGTCATAGAGACTTACTTTTACGTGCTTAGGAAACCACTCCACGATCTCCCCGATTCTCATGTTCTCAATCCGATAGGATTCAGTCTTATCGGGATCTATTGATGTTTCGACCGGAACGATTGCCACCACACCAACTTCCAATAAGGTCTTATAGAGGTCCACCTTAAAGGCGAATCCGGTCTGATCAATATTGGCAGAAGTATTCAGACAATAATTAAGACCCGAATCAACGACTTCTTTAAATCTGTCATTATCATCGAGTCTAACGTGTTCGATATCTATAGTTGCTGCATCAATAGCCATTCTTGTGACTATGGCCGCTACAGATGATCGTTCTGAACTTCTGGGGAGTGGTCTTCGATCCGGTCTATAAGAATAGCCTGGTCCGGTATTCACATAGAGAGCTGTTGGGTCTCTATTTGTAAATGCGTTCCAGGCATGTTGGAGTCTATCTCCTAATGACATAAACTACCTCCTATAAAAGATTCCCACCATACCTCGAAAGGAGCTTACCCGCTTCCTTCAAAGCTCTTTTGTTTGCTTTGGCGTTGTCATTCCTTACGCGTTCTCTTCGAGCTTCTACTGCATGCTCATTCATATCTTGATTGGCGAGATGCCTCTCGAATTCTTCGGCATAGAATGGGTCTTTCTTTTTCTTGGCTTCAACCTGATTCTTAATCAGTTTTCTACGGTTTCCAGCTCCTTCGCCATAATACATCTTAGCTCTGGCGAATTCCTGTGCATCTTTCTCGGCTTCTTTCGAAGTTCGTTTCTGAGCAGAGGTGAGCTTTCTGGAATCAGAAGATGCCTTAGCCGCTAGTTTACTAGCATCAAATTTCGATAACTTATCGGCGATCTTTTTTGAACCTTCGGCCCTCTTTTTGTAAATCTTGTCGCCAACGGTGTCCTGTTTTAATCCGAGGGCTTTTTTAATTTTCTGTCTGGTGGCAACATCTTGCTCGGCATTCTCAGCCCACTCTTTAGCATTCTTAGGAGTGGCATGATACGTTTTCTTTGGCGGGATTTTAAATGGTTTTGGGCCATCCGAAGTAAATCTGAACCGCACTTTATTGTTCTCATCCCTATAGGACTCGACATATGCGTAGTCTTTTAGACTGCGTTTCTTAGGCTCATCGCGATCTTTACGAACACCCCATTTCATTCCTTTGACGCCATGGTGTACTAAATAGTCCATTTTGAATTTCCTCACTCAAAAGCTTCTTTGTTTTCCTTGTATGCAATGTACGCGTCCATCATTGCCGCCACATTATCAATCTTCTGATCTCTCCTCTTCTTATGGAGCTTACGATTGCCATTGGTATCTTCTGACGTAATACAGTTACCCATCGCAAACTTCATAAGCTCTTCGTCAAAGAGAAGCATCCTCTCTTCTGCCATGTTCTTAAGCTCACCAAGAGGAACAGACTCCGTCCTTGCTCCCTGAATGACCTTTACTATACCAAACGGTCCATTCTCTCGTTCCCATCGATCGACGAATTCCTTAGCGTTGTAAGGGTCAAAACCAAAGCATCTGACATCATATCCATTCTCTTCGATGTGCCGATCAAGATCGTCATAGACATCCATCATATCGAGAACGGTTCCGTCAAGAACGATTAAACTTCCTTCATTGATGAACTCCTCATACTGAGCCCTCATAGCAAGCGGCAGCTTGTCTAAAGTCTTACTGGTTATGTAACTTTTAGTCTTTATACCAAATCTGCCGTCTCTAAGAGGAAAGAGGAATGTGAAAGCACAGAAGTCATCACCTTGTGAAAGGTCTGCGCCGAGAGCGCACGGCATGTTCCAAAACGACCTTGGTCTATGACAAATTGTCTCGTCATATGTAAAGAAGTAAGTATACCCCTCCATAGGGAGACCAAATCGCTTAGCCAATATGTCGTTTCTTGTAGCCGGAGCTTTCTCAGCTCTCTCTACATCAAGCTGATACGTCTCATAGGTCACGGTCTTGTCTATGTTCGGCTGTGCCTTAACCCACATTGCTGGATCCGCTATCTCTTTCGGAGAGTCGAGTTTATACCACCAAATGGATACATGCGGAGCGAAATACTCACCTTTCAGAATCTCTGTCAATTCCATTTTGATTGTGTCGCCAGGGCCGTTTCGAACAGTACCTTCTGAACTTGTGCAAACTATCAAATAGTCATCAAGTTTAGAAGCGCCCTGCTCGATGGCGCCGACTACATCCTCTCTGATGTCACATGACAGCCATTCGTCTACAGTGTTTATCTTTGTTCTAAGACCGTTTAGCTTATCGATTCTCATCGGTCTCGGTTCAAGTCTGGAACCGGTCAAAAAGTTCTCGATACCATTCTTGGTAGACGCAAGCTTCGGTCTATTGGCTCTCGATCCGGTTGTGTTCTGCATCGAACC